AGACTTTCTGGTAATGAAGGATATGATTCTGATGCAGATTCAGAAGCAGAAAAGTTTGATGACTGGCACAATGATACTGGTGAAAAACTTGCACAGGCATTTATCAATCAGATTGGTAAATCTCCTATGCAACAGTTTGGTAAAGGCAAGTCAAAAGCAAACTTATCTAATTTCTGGATTTCACATGGTGGAACTGATGGAACTCCTAAGACTGATATGTTTAATAGTTCTTATAACATATCACTCAAAAAGGCAGGTGGTTCTCAGTTAGCATCTGGTGCAAAGGGTGAGACTGTTGCAACATATAATGCTGCACTTGAATATTTGGGTGCAAAGGGTGTAACCCCAGAAATGGAAAAGATTCTCAAGATGATTGAGGAAGGTTTCCAAAAGGTTGCAACAAAACATACCGTTGGTGAACTGGATAAATTGTCAAAGAAAAGTAAAGGTGAGTTATCACCAGAACAAGTAAAGGCAGTTGCACAGTTCACGGAGACACAAGCGTTCCACACTGAACTAAACAAAGAATTAAAAAAACATATGAACTTTGAAAAACAACCAGAGTTCTTAAAGTGGTATACTTATGAGGCAATGTCTGGTTATAAGAAGTTCTCTTTGAAACAGGCTGCAGCATCTGTTTGTATGGAATTCAATGCAGACAAAGGAACAGTTTCAAAGTTTATTGAGGTGACTGCTGATGGTAAGTCTTCTGGACTAACAGATACTCCAAGTGTTGGTTCTAAGGTTGTTAGTATTTCATCTAAAGTAAAAGTATATGCTGCATACAAGTCTGGTGGTGGTAATCCATATTCTACACTGAGACTTGGACTTGCAGAAGATAGAAAATCATTTGATGAGACACCAACTCTTGCTGGTATTATCAGAGAAGAAATTATGAATGATAAGATTTGCAATATGTTGGTAGAAGACAGATATCAACTAGACGAATTTGCAATTGTAAAGAAAGCATTTGGTAAGTTAAAAAAGATGGGTAAAGATGTTAAGATGTGGTTTGGAAATTTGTTGACAAGAATTATGGAAAGAGTTAAAGTAGTATTTGATAAAATTAAGAACATGGGTTCTAAAATGTATGAAGCACTATTTGGTTTTCTTAATATTAAGGTTGACAAGGTAAAAGCATCTATGCCTAAAGAACTTGAAGGTTTTGTTTAATGTTGAAGTTTAACGATTTTCTGACAGAGGATAAGGGAGGAAAGAACCTCCACTTGGAACATATTGAGGATGAAATCCTTAACTATGGAGTGGATGGTGGTCGTGCCTCAATTAACTTTGTTCGGTCTTTGCGTGACATGCTCGCTGGTGCATCTCGTTCCTCAATTAATATGACCGTAAAATGGGACGGTGCCCCGGCAATCTTTGCTGGGATTGACCCTTCAGACGGCAAGTTTTTCGTTGCAAAGAAATCGGTATTTAACGTAAGTCCAAAATTATATAAGTCTAATGCAGACATTGATGCAGATACTTCTGGTGACTTAAACACAAAGTTTAAAGTTGCACTCAAGTATTTTCCTAAGTTGGGAATCAAAGGTGTTCTACAAGGTGACTTGATGTTTACTAATTTGGAAACTGAAAAGATTGATGGAACTTCTTATTATACATTCCAACCAAACACAATTGTATATGCAGTTCCAGTTGACAGTGACCTTGGTAAACAAATGAATAAGGCAAAGATTGGTGTAGTGTGGCACACCACATACACTGGTGATGAACTACAATCTATGCAAGCATCTTTTGGTGCAAATATTAGTGGGATGACTCAAACATCTGATATTTGGATGGATGATGCAACTTACAAAGATGTTGCTGGTAAGGCAACAATGACACAAACAGAGACAGATGCTGTTACTGCATCTCTATCAAATGCTGGTAAGACATTTAGAAAAGTTGACTCTGGTTTGTTGAAGAAGTTTTTAAGTCTACAAGAGAATACATTTAGTAAGGGTAATCTTGCTGGTGGTTCACTAAAGACATATAACAATAGTAAAGTTAGACAGGGTGAGAAGATTACAAATCCATCATCTCATGCAGCAGGATATATTAAGTGGGTAGAAGATACGTTTCAAAAACAAATTGATAAACTAAAAACTCCTGCTAAGAAGAAAGAATTAGAGACAAAAAAGAAAGAGGTAGTTCGTGAGTTGAAGAAACACACAAGAAACCTCGCAAGTATTATTGAGTTTCAAAACCATATTGTTGACGCAAAAATGGGTATTATCAAGAAACTAAATAGTGTTAAGCAGATTGGAACATTTATTCGCACAAGTAACGGATTTAAAGTGACTGATGGTGAAGGATATGTTGCAATTGATAGAACAACTGGTGGTGCAGTTAAACTAGTAGACAGAATGGAATTTAGTTTTAATAACTTTACTGCAATCAAGGCATGGGACAGATGAAGACATATAAGGAATTATCTGACGAACTTATTGAACGTAAGGTTATGTCTCGTGACCAGAGACGTAAAGCTGCATTGCGTATGAAGAAACTAGCAAGGTCTTCTGCATTTAAAGCAAAGGTGCAACGTAAGAAGTTGAAAATGGCAGACCCTGCTACAATTCATAAACGTGCATTGAAAAAGGCAAGAGAAATTATTATTCAGAAATATTCTGGTTTGGACAAGAGTGAGTATCAAGAACTTCCACTTGCTGCAAGATTAGAATTGGATAATCGTGTTGTTTCTAAGAAAGGTGCTGCAATTCAAAAGATTGCTAAAAAATTAAAGATTAAAATTAAAGGCGCCGAAAGAGAAAGATTGCAACAAGTAAGACAAGGTGGTAGTGAAGAATGAAAAGTTTTTCAGAATTAAGAGAAGCAAGAGATAACACAGTAGTTTTTACTTTTGGTAGATTCAATCCCCCTACAACTGGGCATGAAAAACTAATTACAAAACTTTCTGATGTTGCAAAACAGAATAGTGCTACCTATATGGTTTTCCCTTCACATTCACAGAATGCGAAGAAAGACCCACTTCCACATGCAAAGAAGATTGCATATATGCGAGCAATGTTTCCAAAACATAAGAAAAACATTATCGCATCAAACAATAAGAATGTATTTGCAATTGCAACAGAGTTGTTTGATAAAGGATTTAAGAATGTAGTGATGGTCGTTGGTTCAGATAGGGTTGATGAATTTAAATCACTATTAACAAAGTATAATAATGTAGAAGGTAGACATGGTTTCTATAACTTTGATTCTATCAATGTAGTATCTGCTGGAGAACGTGACCCAGACGCAGAAGGTGTGACAGGAATGTCTGCATCTAAAATGCGTGCTGCTGCATCTGCAAATAACTTTGACCAATTTAAACTTGGACTTCCAAGTGGGTTTAAGAGTGGTGAAAAACTATTCAAAGATATTCGTAAGTATATGGGTATTCGTGAATTGTTTAATCCTATTCAAGAAGAGATTACACCAGAAGACGTATTCAGAGATATGTATGTCAAAGGTGAAGTATTAAACATTGGTGACACTGTTACTGATAATTATACTGGAGTCACTGGTGCAGTAATTCGTAGAGGAACAAACTATGTTACCTTTGCAGAAGAAGATGGAACGACTCATCGTAGATGGTTGTATGAATTACAACTAGACGAAGAATTAGACCTTGATGAGATGACAACTGGACAACTCATTAAACACGTCATGGCAAAGACTGTTAAGAAAGGTGGTTATGACCAAGCAGTAGAAGTTCTTAAAACAGTTATTGACCGAAAGATGAAAGAAACTGGTGGTAAGTTAAAACATGATATTACTTACTATGCTGCACAAATTGGTAAACAGTTTAAGGGTGTAGATGCAAGAGAACTTGCAAAAGCATATTCTACCAAGTATGAATCACAAGACCCAGATATTAAAGATAAGAAAGGGACTCAACCTAAGAAGTATTTTGCAAAAGATGCTGAGGGTGATGAAATGGCAAAGTCTACTAAAGACAAAAGAGATGCACATTTCAATAAAGGTAAAGAAAAAGATGATGATGACCCTAGTGCATATAAACCTGCTCCAGGCGATGCATCTGCAAAAACAAAACCATCATCTTATACAAATAAGATGAAAAAGAAATTTCCAGACTTGTATAAAGAGAGTCAGATGATTGATGAAGACGCAGATAAGTCTCTTGCTAAAAAAGCAGAGTCATCTGGGATTTCAGTATCTATTCTGAAACAAGTTTACAAGAGAGGTGTTGCCGCATGGAGAACTGGTCACAGACCAGGCACAACTCCAGAGCAGTGGGGACACGCAAGAGTCAACAGTTTTATTACTGGTGGTAAGACACGAACCACTGCCGATGCCGACTTGTGGAAAAAACATAAAGGGAAGTCTGAAGAAGTAGAAGATGATAGAGAGATTGGCACGGATGCTCGTAGAGAAAAAAATCAATCCATGACGCCAGGACAACCTATTAAGAAGTTTTCTGAGTTTAAGGAAAATTTCGGACACTACCCAGGCCAAGTTGACCCTAAAAAAGATAAGAAGAACGGTGCTTGGGTAACTGGTGACCCAAGTAAACCTATTGAAGTGGGGAATGATGTGGAATCTGCAATTACAAAAGCAAATAAGGAAATAGAGAAAGAAAGAGGAACTATTAATACTTTTTTTGAACATGTAAATTGTGGAACACCAGATTGTTGTAACGAATGCTCTACTTCTAATCTGATTGAATCTAACATTTTTCGTGTAGGTTCAGAAAAGTATTTTGAATTCTTTAATGAGAAAAGAACGCAATTTGAACAAGGAAAGTTAAATTTGCAAGGTTTTGATAAAGAACTCATTGAAGGAGACATTGGAAAATATGCAGTATATGAAGGAGAGAATGTTCCTTTGGACTGTCCAATGGTTGAAGAAGAAAAAGATGTCGAACTAAATAAGCCAAAGGCAGGTGGGCCCAAGAAATACTATGTGTATGTAAAAGACCCATCTACAGGTAATATTAAGAAAGTCACATGGGGTGACACTACAGGATTGAAGGTTAAACTGGATGACCCAGCAGCAAGGAAATCTTTTGCTGCCCGTCATGATTGTGAAAACCAAAAAGACAAAACAAAAGCAGGTTACTGGGCATGTAACCTACCTCGTTATGCAAAACAACTTGGATTGAGTGGTGGAGGAAACTTCTTTTGGTAAGACCATATACTGAAGTATTAGAGAATGATTATATTATAAGAGAATTTTCTGGTGATGTTAATGAGTCAGAATTAATCTGGCACAGAGATAAACAAACTAGAGAAGTAAAAGTGTTACAAGGTGATGGATGGAAAATCCAAATGGATAACCGTCTTCCCGAAGAACTTGAGAAAGGTAACAACTATTATATTCCTAAGATGGAGTATCATAGGTTAATTAAAGGTAAAGGAAGTCTGTTGTTACAGATAAAGGAAAACGATTATGACTAGATACAGTTCGACAATGAGAGAAATCCTTTCACAAATTCGTGAGGGAGCACCCTTGCACATAAACGAAGAAAAATTTGCTGGATGGATTGCAATCTTTAAGGGCAAGAAACTTGAAATCAAAAAGAGTGAAGCAAAAGACCTATATGGTGCAAAACTCAAAGCAATTAAAGACTTGAAAGTTCCTAAGTCACAAGTGGGACTTCTTGCTATTGAACCAGCATATGAAGAGTTTGTAAAAGAGAACGATGAACCAGCATCTCCAGACGAAGGTGGTATGGCAAAAGACCAACTAGAATTCATGAAATATGCTGCTGATGAAATTATGCAACATATTGAAAATGGTG